CTCCTTCAACGCTTTGTGTAGGAAAACTTATGCCATGTCCAAATGCTTCTCCATTTGGTGCTATACCATCACCAATTAAATATCCTTTGTAGCCTTCACGTTCAGGTGTTTGATCTAATCTACTTGCATCAAAACTTGCACCTGCATGACTAGCATCTATTTCATTTGTATCAACTGTTGCTAATTCAGGCTTTCCTGTGTCGTCAACTTGCAATGTATATAAGTGCTGTGTATTGTAGCCCGATTTCGGTGCGTCGGCTTCAGCTTGTGCAATAACAGCATTATTAATTTGCATTTCTTTTTCATATGTACTAAGCACATCACGAAGTGTTTTATCACTTCCTTCTTCACTAGGCAAGTCTAGTATCTCTTTATATTCTTGACTATCAACTATTTGTTTAAGTTTAAGCCTATATAAATGTGGATACCAAGTAGGAGAAAAACCTTCACTTGCTCTATTGATGTCTTCTACTACATAAAATCTTTTGAGTGCTACATTAAAATCATTAGCCGCATACTCATCTTTCATGTGGGGTAATTCAATTACATCACCTGGCATTATTTTTCTACCAATAGTTTTTACACTATAATTGATTGGCACTGTCATAAACAGTGTGTCATTTTGTAGAAATAAGCCAAATGCACTTAGATCAAAATCAACATCTTGCACATTATAGATACCACGCAATGTATATACATCTGGATCATATTTTCTATCTCTATTTTCAAGAAATATCATATCCTGTATGTTTGTTTCTTTCACAGCGTCATATCTAGGCGCTCCTGCTGTAGCGTCTGCTTCGTCTGGGTTTTTAGGCCCTAAATACTTGTGCAAGAATACGTCTGTACCCCCTACTGTAAACATTTCTGTTATAGTTTTGTCTAGGAAGTTGTAATCCTTGCCTTTTTCTGGTTTATATAAAGATAGTCTTGGCATAAACATATTTATCGTAACGATAAATACTATATCAAAAGGAATAGCTATGGCCGACTTAAAAACACAGAAAAAAGAGATATTTGACTACGTTGAAGCCTTTCTAGGCGGAGGCATGATTGATGTAGAACTAGATCCAGTGCATTATGAAACAGCATTAACAAAAGCACTGACTAAATTCAGACAGCGTAGTGATAATTCAGTAGAAGAATCATATCTTTTTCTTCCAACAGTAATAGATCAAAACGAATATACATTACCAAATGAAGTAATTGAAGTTAGAAAAATATTTCGTAGATCTATTGGATCACGTACAGGTGGAGGCGACGGCGGAACACTTTTTGAACCTTTCAACTTAGCATATACAAATACATATTTGCTTGCAAGTAGTAACACAGGCGGCTTAGCAACCTATAATGCTTTTGCTAGTTACCAAGAACTTGTAGGAAGAATGTTTGGGTCATTTATTGAATTCAATTGGAATAGCACAACAAAAAAACTTACTATGTTACAAAGACCTAGAGCAGAAGAAGAGCTACTTCTTTATGCATACAACTATAGACCAGACAGTGAATTGTTGAAAGATTATCTAGCAATACAGTGGATAAAAGATTACACACTTGCAGGTTGTAAGTTTATGCTAGGCGAAGCTCGTAGTAAATTTGCTACTATTGCAGGCCCACAAGGCGGATCTGCTCTTAATGGTGATGCACTCAAAGCAGAAGCACAAGCAGAGATGGAAAAACTAGAAGCTGACGTAGCACTAGCAGTTCCAGGCGGTGTAGGCTACGGATTCACAATCGGCTAAAAAGTACTTGACATTTAGATAAATTTCTTATATAATATTAATTCTACAGTGGAGTTACGTATGATTATAGGAATTTGTGGTTTAATAGGTAGTGGTAAAGGAACAGTAGCGGATATACTAGTTGAACACTACGGCTACAAAAAATTATCATTTGCAGACAAATTAAAAGACGGTGTTGCCAACGTATTTGGTTGGGACAGAGAAATGCTTGAAGGCGATTCAGATAAGAGTCGTGTTTGGCGTGAACGCAAAGACGAATTTTGGACAGCAGAAACAGGCACTGTAGTTACTCCTAGATTAGTATTACAATTATTTGGTACAGAATGTATGCGTAACGGATTCTATGACGGAATATGGGTAAGTCTTGTTAAGAAACACATTATTGATAACCCAGGGAACTATGTTATTCCTGATGTACGTTTTGACAATGAAGCAAATATGATTAAAAGCATACATGGAGAAGTATGGCGTGTAAGACGTGGTGCAGATCCTGTATGGTTTAGAATGTATCAAGATATTGGTGTTGAACCTAAAGATGTACACCCTTCAGAATGGAAATGGGCAAACGTTGATTTCAACAATGTTATAGATAATAATGGAACTATTGAACAACTTAAAAGTCTGGTACAAGGTCACCTTGCTTCCAGCGAACGCCTTCACGCTGAAGCACCCTCTGGCAATTAGCACATATAGTTTTAAGATTACTGTGCCTACAATTATTTAAATCGCCATCTATATGAAACACATCTAGTTGTTTTTGATCAATTGCCTTAAATCCACATTTTTCACAACGCTGTTCTTTATTATAACCTGCTTGACGCCATCTAGGTATACCATATTTTAGTTTACCATGATGTAAACATACTTCGCATTGTCTACGATAGTATGTCTTCTTTCCTTTTTTATAGTTTACAGCGGCCGGTCTAAAACCGCATTGGCATAATGGTCTCATATATGTATTTACGTAAAAGGTGCCCTTTTTACCCCCTTTTCTTAGGCATATAAACGTACATTTTGTTTGAGAATGTATAAATACATATAATAACAAAATGCGTACAGGAGAAATAAAATGGCATTAGTATCACCAGGTGTACAGGTTAGTGTAATAGACGAAAGTTTCTACACCCCTGCAGAGCCGGGAACAGTTCCAATGATCTTTGTAGTATCTGGACAAGACAAAACAAACGGTGCAGGGACAGGCACTGCTACAGCGACTACAAAAGCGAATGCTGGAAAACCTTTCTTGGTTACTTCACAGCGTGAGCTAACAGATTTATTTGGCGACCCTAGCTTTCAAATTGATTCAAATAACAATCCAGTTCATGGCGGAGAGCTTAATGAATATGGACTACAAGCGGCTTACTCATATTTAGGTGTAGCAAGCAGAGCGTTTGTTGTAAGAGCAGATGTCGACACAGGACAGTTAAATCCATCAGCGGATGCACCAAGTGCAAATCCAGCAGACGGAACATACTGGTTAGACACACAAATTTCGAGATTTGGTTTATTCCAATGGAATGGTAACGCTATTACAACTACAGGCGGACAAACATTTACAAATGTAGTACCTACAGTAATTACTGATAAATCAAAACTAGTAGGCGGCGATGTAACTGGCGATCCAAAACCAAGCGTAGGTGCAATAGGCGATTATGTACTAGTAGCAACTACAACATGGAATAGACTTTACTACAAAAACGGCGACAATGCATGGGTAAAAGTAGGTTCTGCGGCTTGGAAAAATAGTTGGGAAACAATACAAGGTAGTGTTGCATCCAACGCGGCAAGTTTCAATCAAAGCGATTCAATTACGCTAAACGGCGAAACAATTACGTTTAGTGATGCAAGTCCAACATTAACAAATATAATTGGATACATCAATGCAGTTACAAACACAACAGGTGTAACAGCAAAAATTGAAGATAACAAATTAACATTGTACAGCAATGGCTCTTATGAGAAAACAGGTACACTAGCAAACATAGATATCGGTAATGGTACTGGTACTCCGTTAGCTACTTTAGGTATCACAGCAGGTGAATATTTTGCACCAGCACTAAGCATTGCACCTCATACTAGTGTTCCAGAGTTTAAAACTACAGACACTAAAACAAGACCAACTGGGTCAGTATGGTTCAAAACTACAGATCCAAACTTAGGTGCTAAAGTAAGAGTTAAGGTATGGAATGATACTACTAAATTATGGGTAGACTCTCCAGTTCCTATGTATGCTGACAACAACGTTGCATTAAACACAATGGACAAAACAGGTGGTGGACAAAACTTAGCAGTTGGTACTCTGTACGCTCAAACCAACATAAGTGAAGATTCAACTAACTTGTTTGACTTCAAAATTTATAGAAGAACAAGTGCAGGTCCAACTACAATTACAAGTTCGGCTGTGACTGCTGGCATGTTTGGCGCTGGTGCACATCAATTTGGAATTGCAGAAACTGTAATAGCAAGTTCATCTTTAAGTGCAACTAAAACAGTTAACGTAACATTAGACGGTACAACGGGTGATGCAGAAACTATCGCTGAGGGCATTAACGGCGCTGGTTTAGTAAATGTAAGTGCAAGTGTTGACGCACAAAACAGAGTTGTAATTGCACACGCAAAAGCAGGTGACTTTAGATTAATTAACACAGCAAGTTTCTTAACAACATTAGGATTCAGTGCATTTGTTGATAGTAATTCAGGTACACCTAACTTATATGCGGCACCATCAGGTGACAGTACATTTGACTTTGTAGCAAGTAACTGGAAAGTATTAAGTTACA